TGTTTATCTTTTTATCAAAAGCGGCCTCAGTTTGCTTGCGTTCTAAAAGTTTTTGCAAAAGCCTTTCGGCTGACATTTTTCCTTTGTTATCCATATCTATCTCCATATCAATAAGTCTCAGCCGACCCGCTTCTTACGGCAAAGGAGCCATCGACCGGGAGGCGCGGGCCGACTGAGAATTAGACCGTAAGCGCGAGTCGCATTTTTTGTCAATGTGGATATCCGGGAGGCTTGACGGCTGTTTTCGGCTCCGCTACGGTCGGCCATCGAATCGACATTGAGGCTACATTGACGAACTGTTTTGAGCGCCACGGGATCGCGCATTTATCCCCGTCATCCATAAATACCTACGCCGCCAGCCCGGCTGCTTTTGTTATCGATAAGATACTGAAGCGTAAAGGCGAAGTTGGCCCGGCAGCGCACCGTGGAACCGCGACAGAATCAGGCGTCGTTTTAGGGTTAACGACAGATGCGACCACAGAAGAATGCATCAAGCATGCAGACCAAGAGTTCTGGCGCCTTACGGCCATGTCCAGCGACCCGCGTCGAGAAAAAGAGCGTGCGGCTGTTGGTGAAATGGTTAAGGTGGGCCTCGCGGAACTTAAACCGTATGGCAGACCAACTTCAACGCAGGGAAAGATCGAATATAGAGTCGAGGGCTTGCTCGTCCCGCTCATCGGTTTCTATGACGTTGAATGGGCAAACCACAAAATTCTAATCGATCTGAAAACGACACATGCGCTTCCATCTCAAATCAAGATTACTCATGCACGTCAAGTCGCGCTTTATGTTGCAGCTAAAGGCGGAGATGTTGACGCCCGGCTTACATATGTCACGCCAAAGAAGTGCGCGACATATCGGCTTGAGAACGTGCAAGAGCATGTGAGAGCGCTAGAGAACATCGCCATGACGATCCAGCGCTTTCTGTCTATCAGTGAAGACCCGCAGGAACTTGCGTCGATTGTTGTGCCGGATCTCGAAAGCTTCTATTTCAATGACCCGGCGATGCGTCAGGCTGCTTATGAGGTTTGGAAAATATGACACAAGATGAAATGCACGATATCGGCTTTATCACGCTGACGCTGCATCACAGTCAAGCGCCAGCGCATATACGCTGCAAGAATATTGCGTCGTTCTATCGCAAGGACGATCTGAAATATACGTCAGTGTATATGATGGGAAATCACGATTACTTCATGGTGTCTGAGACGCCAGAAGAAGTCGCGCAGCAGATCCGGGAGATATATCCAGATCTGCGTTAAGCTTCGCCCAATAGCGGGCAAGAGCAAGCAGCGGGCTAGATCGTTGCATTTTGTGAAAGGCTAAAACAATGGCTGGTTTTGATGGCATGTTCGACAATGTCGGCGCTGGTGGCGGCGGGGACTTCCTGCCAATCGTGAAATACGACGCTCGTGCAGGACGTATTTCACGCGTTGACCGTGAGAACGGCGAAAGCATCCCGACCGACATCACGAATAACTTTAAGGCCGTTTTTGATTTCGAGAACGTCGAGGTCGGCTTTATTAAGTTTGCCGCTGGTATGGCGCCGGACTTCCGCATGTCGCGTTTCTATGACCGCAAGCCGGTTCCAGATCCGAAGGGCGATTACAAGCCCGGCGTGCGTTTCGTAATCAAGCTTGCGAAAGAATGCGGCGGAGACATCCGCGAGATCGCTTCTAACGCCGGCGCGTTTCTTGATGCGGCGAAGAAGCTGCATGTTGAGTATGAGGCTGGCGTCAAGGAGAACGCGGGCAAGCTGCCTGTGATCGCTCTTGATGGCGTCAACGCCAAGACTTCTGGGGAAGGGCAGAAGAAGTCGACGAACTACGTTCCCGTCTTCAAGATCGTCTCGTGGGTCAAGCGTCCTGATGATCTTGTTTATGTGGCGCGTGGTTCGTCGGTTGCTTCCTCTCAAGAAGAGACGTCCTCCCCGCCGTCGACTGGATCGACCAAGGTCGCCGCTCCTGCAGGCGGTGACGATGATTTTGGTTAATCTGTGAGATAGGGGATGGGCGAGCGCGTCTTGCCTGTCCCCGACAAGCTGAAGAGACGACGGTATCATTAACTATGGTATTGTCTTGGTCGACCGACAACGTCGTCTCTTCTCTTTAATTATAAGGAATAGACATGCGTTTTCTCATCACGATGAACATGCCAAGCTACTCAAACAATCTTGTTCATCAGATGACTGTTGAGCACGACTCGAAAAGTCTGGAAGCATTTCTGGAGGCGCTGTCGTCTAATGAGTTTATTATTGTTGAAGAGTTCTACAAAGATCCTCGCGCTAATGCTGACTATTATAGCCGCGGCCATGTTGCGCTGAACTATAGATACATCGGCAAGGTGAAGGTTCTGACGAATAGGAACGCCTATGAGCAACACAGCTAAAGAGACGCTGCAGAAGGCGCAGGAACTTCTGGATAGCCGCGGCAAAATATATGGGCCGCCGGAGTTGAACTTTGAGCGAATCGCCCGTATTGCTGAAGTTATTCTGGCTCGCCCGGTGACAAGATACGAAGTAGCCGTTTTCCTCTTTGCGACCAAGATCGGCCGCATCCCAGAGGATCCCTGCTATTCGGATAGCTATGACGACGCCATAAACTACGCTGCTTTCATGAAGCAGTTCAGGGAGGAAGTAGGATGATTGAAATCGCGACGATTGTGTTTCTCCTCACAATCGCAAGCGTGGCGTCAATTATAGCGTTATTGGTCTATATCGACATGCGAAAGGAGCGCATCGTAAGAAACGGAAATCGAAATTTTGGATTTGGCGATACGCCTAAATTGAAATCAGAAAGGAACATCGAAGATGACAAACATCATGGCAGCAACAATTAACGAGCATTCTATCATGTCTTCCGACGCGCTGGATCATCGCGCGCGTTCAATCTCCACCAATGCCATTCGGGAAATGCGTGTCGCGCACAGCCGCGATGCGGGCCAGTGGACGGACGCCGATAGTCGGCTGCAGAACGCCATCTATCTCGTCCTGAAGCGCATGGATCATATTGAGGCGATGGAGACTGGCGCCGAAGCTTACCCGCTTGTCTCGTCAAAGCAGTCGATTCCCAGCGCGGCTATTTCGGCTGTCGAAAAGGCTCTGACGCAGATCGGCGAGATGGAAGACGAAGAAGTATCGAACGTCTCGCCCATCAAGGCGAAGATGCCGACGCAATCTCCAAAAACAGAAAAATAAGATATAATTTGCGCCCTGTCCCTCAAGACGGGGCGCAGATCTTTCGGGGCGGGAAATGGCTGATCAGGTATTCTGCTATGTGCCACACAGCCGGCAAAAGCAGTTCGAAGAACTAGGCTGGGAGTTCGAGACAGACCTTGGATATCCACATGCTTGCTACGCCAGCATGTATAAATGGAAGGGCGCAGGGGAGCCCATATATCCAAAGGAAGAAATTACCGTTTATAGAAATATAGAAAATCAGGAAGGCGACCGTGACTGAACGCATTATTAGGCCGCAGCAGCGCAATCCTTCGTGGGGTCTTTATCACGACCATGTAGAAGATTTTGCCTATTGGGATGGCGCATTTACGCCTGAAGAATGCGAGCAGGTGACGCAACTTGCTAAGGAATATACGCCAAATTTAGGCACGATATTGTCGGATAAGGATGGCTTTACGGGAGACAAATCGATTCGCGACTGCGGCGTCGCGTTTTTGTCGCCAGATCACATGGAATGGTTTTATCAAAAACTCTCCTACTATATCCATGAATTAAACAACAGATATTTCAGGTTTGACCTATTTGGTCTGTCAGAAAATCTTCAGTTTACGCAATATGTCGCGCCAACTGGCAAGTATGATTCGCATATTGATAAGGCTTTTGGCGCCCAGATACGCAAACTTTCTATCGTCGTTCAAATGTCGAAGTCAGAAGACTACGAAGGCGGCGACCTGCAGATCCTGACGTCAGGCGAAGAGAAGCCAAGAAACGTAAAGCGCGATTTGGGAACGCTCGTCGCTTTTCCAAGTTATACTCTGCATAGGGTAACGCCAGTGACGAAGGGTGTCAGAAACAGCCTCGTCGGCTGGGTGACAGGGGCGCCATTTAAGTAGGAGGCGCGTATGAAATATTTGTCTGATAAAGCCGTCACAGCGGCTCAAGAAGAATATGATGACGCGCTCAAGCATGGCGTCGCAGAATGGTTCGCCATGAAACTGGCGCTTGAGCGGGCTTTGGAAATTGATGCGCCGAAGGCGAAGAAAAAAGAACCGATGTCTCAGGAAGAAGTCGGCGAAATGATCGTATGGTTTTCTATTGCCGCCGGCCTGATTGCTGTATTTGGCATGATCATGAAGAGGATGAGCGTATGAAGAAAATATTGATTATAGCCGCGCCCCTCATGCTTATTGGCTGCAGCGCA